CCAGCGGCATGGCGTCGAAGTCTTCGTCCGCCGTTGCGATCCTGCGGGTCAGGCCGTCGATCATAATCGCGGAGGCCAGCTCCGTGGACTCGACGTCCTGATTCTCGCGGATGAATTGCAGCAGCGCCGTGGTCTGCTCTGATGCCTCTTTCAAACGTCGTGCTGCGCTGTTGTGGCGCATGGCATATCTGCCCACGGCGCTGCGGCTGATCTCATAGCCCAGGTCGGTGATCGTGTCGGCGATGTCCTGGTAGGTGTAGTTAACGTCTGCCAGCATCGCGTCCAGCTGTGCGCGGATTTCGTCGGGCAGTTCATCCACGCGGGACTTGATGCGGTTGCGCTCTCTCTGGTCGCCCATCAGACGTCAACGCCCTGGTCCTCAATGGTGCCCTCCACCAGATCGACGCCGGTCGGCGTCAGTTTCACGAAGGCGGAAGGCGGGACCACACCGTGCAGGATCTGTTCGGCCGCTTCTTCACCGATCACCTGGATGTACTTCTTGCCCGACAGGTAGTCAATGTGCTGCGCGATGCTGGGGACGCTCACCATGTTGGACTCCAGCAGGCTGTTGGTGATCGTTCTGATCTCCACCGGCACAGGCTGAACGGAGTACAGCAGGGCCAGGATTTCGCCGCGGACGCGCTTGTTCGCTGCGACGGTCAGGTTGGCTGCCATATCGGCCCACCTCGCTTTCTGTAGATTTTGGGTCAGTTTCTTTTGGTCAGCTGGTCAAGGATTTTGTCCAGCTTGGCGTCGAAGCCCGCGACGGCGCGGATGAAGTCGTCGCGCAGGGTGTATTTGAAGGGGGCCTCCTGGATGAAGTTGTCCATCTTCTCGGCCAAGGCCTTGGTGCCGGCCGACGCCTTCTTCTCCACTTCGTCGATGCGCTCCTGCAGGCGCTTGTCCCGCTGGTCGAACTGATTCAGCTCTCGCTTGAGTAGGAAGCAGATGATGCCGTAGGCCACCACCTGAATGATCCATGTGATCCAGCTTTCCATGCTGCGCCCTCCAGATAAAAACGAAACTCCGTAAAGGCGCGCGGCCTTTACGGAGTTTATTGTAAATGGATTCGATTGTTGGGTAAATAAGAAGCAATTCCCTTAGTTTATGGGGGAAATGTGGATAAAATCAGACTATTCAAAGTCCAGCAGCGACAGCTGACCGGCAGGTGGCGCGTCCTTGCAGATTTCCTGCACCCAGCGGACCGTCAGGTCGAACTCCTGCGCCAGCTGTTCGGCGTTGTAGCCGGTGAACTTCTCGCGGATCAGCCGGTCGCGCGCCGTGCGGGTCAGGGCGTCCACCTTTGGGATGTAAAGGTTGGAGCCGCCGTACTGTGCCGCCAGCGTCAGCAGCGGCTGGATGCCCGTGATCTCCGCCAGCTGCCTGTACTGTTCGGGGATCATGTCAATGGTCAGCCGGTCCGTCCACTTCTCCATCGTGGCCTCCTTTCCGCTCTCCGCGTCCTCCGGCCAGCATGGCCTTCATCGCTTCGATGCAGTTGCGTGCGTGCTTGTCGTCCAGGAAGGTGGGGTGGGACGCGCCGAAACGCTTCTCCAGGAAGGCGCGCAGCCTTTTCGGATCGTCGGCCCAGCCCAGCTTCGCGGCCAGCGCGTAGATTTTCGCCACCTGCTCCTTCGTCGGCCTGTTGTGCGGCGCGGTCGTCTCCTGTCCGGTCAGCCGTTTCAGCCGGTCGATCACCTGCTTGGCGTCTGCCGTCGTCAGCAGTCTTATGCTGTCCTTGCCCGTCGTCGTGAAGACGACGGCGTGAAGATCGTCGTTGCTGATCCCGCCGCCGCGCGCCAGCGCGTAGATGCAGCGCATCTGCTGCGGCGTCAGGACATTGGCCTGCGTTCCCATCCGTGCGCCCTCCTTCGCCGGTTAACCGCGCTCCAGCTTCTCGCGGTCCGGCTCGTACCAGAACACGTCGTCCACTTCGATGGACGCGCCTACGGCCACGATGTCCTGGGTGGGGTACTTGCGCAGGGCGTCCTTATCGACGCTGGGCGCGGGCGTCTTCACGCAGTCGTCCATGCCCTTGCTGCGCAGCAGATGGATGATCTCAGCCAGCTTGGTGGGGGCCTTCGGCAGCTTGATCTTCGTGGACTTGCGGAAGCCCACTGCGCCGAAGTTCAGCGTCTTGGTCTTCTTGCCGTCCATGTCGTCGCGGTGTGCCTCGGCGAACTCCTTGATCTGGCGCTCCATGCGCTTGGTGGCCTCGATGAAGACGCGGCTGCGGGCTTCGGCCTCGGCCTTCGCCTCGTCGATCTTGTTCTGCATCGCTGCCTCGAAGTTCTCCACCGTGCGCTGATTGTCCGCGATGGTCGCCAGCGCCTGATTCACGTCGTCCCAGCTCTCCAGAGCGGGGACTGTGTCTTCTACGCGTTTTCTTGCCATTGTGTCTTCCTTCCTTGATGTCAAATATGCCACGACCAGCGATTCGGGTCTTTCCCGTCGCGGGCGATGGTCAGGGTAATGGGGCCGTTGAAGTGGTAGATCGGGATGCTGCGGGACGATGCCTCGACGATCTCGCCGACCATGCCCTCGCTGATCTCGTCGCCGAACACCCACATTTCGTCGCACATGCCCAGCAGCTTGCGGGCCATGCGCAGCCCCGCTTCGCGTTCCTTGTGCCTGTTCTCATTCATAAAGCGCGGGAACAGCAGGTGCGGGGCCAGCGGGATGCCGCCCATTTTCCAGACGTAGCGGCAGAAGTTCTCTGCGCGGCGGGCGTTGCGTTCGGGGTCTGCTGCATAGGGGCTGCAAACATAGATCACGGGATCGTCCGTCACGCGGCGCGGCTTTTTGATCCGGGTGTAGGCTGCCTTCATACCATCGCCCCCATCCACGCGATCAGGACCAGCCCAATGGCCGCGATGATCAGCCCCAGCGTTCCGGCCGCAGGGGCGCGCCGCTTGAAGAAGCAGACGCCCCCGACGTAGGCGAAGACCGCAGCCGTCGCCGCCAGATAGATGATTGTCAGTGTTTTCACGTTGTCCTCCTTAGTACATCAGTTTGTATTTCCGGGCGCTTGCCAGGATGTCGCCGGTGATCTGCCCGCCCTCGGCGGCTTCCAGACAGATGTCCAGGATTTCCACGAAGGTGCCCATGCCGCCGTGCTTTACGTCTGCGGCGATGGTCGCCAGAGCGTCGGCAGCGTCGTCGCTCACGTTGTACTCCCGCAGGATCGTGCGTGCCTCGGCCTGGCCGATGCCGTTCAGCTTCAATTCCACCTTGCGGCGGTAGAGCTGCGCCAGGTTGTCGTGGCGGCCGCGGCCGCGGGTCAGCATACCCTCCAGCACATCCGTGCCGCACAGGATCACCGGCGTGCCGGTGTTGTCCCACACCTTGCGCAGGACCTCGAACTTGTCCACATCCCACTTCGCCAGATACTCGGCCTCGTCCACCGCGATCAGCACGTCCGTGCGGCCCGACAGGTAGGCGATCAGGTCCTGGGTCTTGCGGTAGTTGTTGCCGCGCAGGGACAGGCCCAGCGGCCGCGCGATGGCCTCCAGCATATCGCCCACGCGCATCTGCGGCCAGGCTTCGATGTAAAGCACGCCAGGCTGGGTCTGCGCGAAGTGGCGCAGCACGGTGGTCTTGCCGCTGCCGGGGTGGCCCACCATGACGCCCATCTTGCGCTTGCTGCAGACGTAGTTGCACCAGCCCATGCACTCCTTGAACTCCTTCGTCTCGAACAGCTCGATGCGCGTCTTGAAGTGGATCGGCGCGACGGGGACGTCAGGCCCCAGCCGTTCCTCCGTGCCCTTGATCTCGTTCACGGCGTCCCACAGCTTCTTCTCGTGTTCGGGCTTCATCCGCAGCCCCTGATTCACCAGCTGGCTGATGGCCGACCGGCTGATGCCGGTCTTGTTGGCGATGGCTGCGAAGGTCACACCCTCCGCGTCGCGCAGCCGCTGCAATTCGCGTGCCAGGTCCCCCTGGCTGGTAGTCGTCGTCAGATTCTCTGCCAGATTCGTCATTGTGTCAGCGCTCCTTTCGTTTGTGGCTGTAAGCGCCGCGCCCCCGAAGGGGCGGTCCCGGCTTCCACGGGACTGGGCCTTGTGCCTTTTGTGGTCTACCGATCCATCAGACCGCCGATCCAGGCGAAGATGCCGAAGGCGGCGATCCAGCCGGTCATGTGCAGCGCCGTGGCCCAGCACATCGGGCGCGTGCCGCACTCCACGCTGCCTGCCACGCCCCAGGCGATGAACAGGCAGGCC